GTGCTTATTAAGCACCTATATGACTATTATTAATTGTAATTGGTGGATCTCTATCCACCCTAGACGACCATTGTTGGTCGGTTATTCAGATGCTTGAATAGCATCTTTCTAATCCACATATACAATCTGTCTCCGGACAAATTCTTTAATGAATTATTTTTCTAAGTATGTAAGCTTAACTAACTTACAACACCTTTTATGTATTTTTATTTTTAAAAGATGTCATAAACGACGGTCAGCTCACTGTAGAGCCTAACCCGTGTCTTGAATTTTTAATTAAATTCGAGGAAACTGAGTTACTATTTACTCGTTAAAAACAAATACCCATAGGACATTGTTCTTCCTATTCAAATATTACATACGCAAACATTTTATTCAGGCTGTCAAGAGCCTTCGGAATAGTTACTTTATGCATAATGAAGTTTCGTAAATACTTGCAAAAATGTCAGTTATTGACAATCGTGTTGGAGAATTAAACTCCTTCGACACTGAGACATCTGTCTCTAGTACCCATGTTTGTTTGGGAATTTCTAATCGAGAAATTCCCCTTACTGAGGCGTTAACAATTGCGCGCTCGGCTTCTGTCCCGTTTGGACACTCTTTTACTGGAGAACTAGAATCAGTAAACGCCCACTCAGCGAAACCGATCTTTTTATCACCACAATCCGAAACTGTTAAGACATTTAACAGAGGAAAGTGGAACAAAAAACACAACCGGCAACAAAAGAATTATTCTTCGAAGATTAAACCAAAATCTTCACCGCAAAATTCTAAAGTTTCCAAAAGTCTTAAGACTATTTTAAAAAACCAATCCGGCCATTTATTTGCTAATACAATTGCATCATTTTTACCTAAAATGCCTGGTTTTGATACATCTAGTATTATTTCTGAACTTGAAAATATTACAGCATTGTTTATTGCTTTACAAGAATCTTCTTCTTTAAAGCAAACTGCTGCCATATTATTTATTTATTTAAAAACTCATTGTTCAGGTAGTCTTCTTACGCAAATGATTGAGTATATTAAGACTGAATGTGATTTTGATGTCTTGGACACACAAGATTCATCACCTTCACCTTCATGGATTAATCTCCTTAAAGATTGCAAAGATAATTGGCGATTAGTCATTAATAATCCTGCTTTTAAGAAAATTTCTACTCTTTTAAGTATGGTTGCCGCATTAGGCTTATGCGATTTATCTAATTTAAACTTTGATGTCGGTGGCATTAGAGTTTTTTCCATTCCCAATTATAAACAACACGTAACAGCGTGTGACTTAACCGATGCTTTAATTGATACAATTACGTATTTTCTTGAAGGCGGTTATAGATGTTTTACAGAGAAATCTTTATCACCCTTTATATTTTCAGATGATGTTTCTCGACAATTTGAAACCGATTATTTTGATATGTTAGAATTAGCTCCCTTCATGAAATCAGGTAATTTATTACGCAAGAAAAATATTACTGAAAATGATTTTGATTTTAAATTAACTAAACTTATTGACACTGCCACTTCTTTACATCAAGCAGCGGAAGGGTCATGGGAAAAATCTTTATTGTGTTCTCGCTTAATACAATTGAAGAAAATTAATACCGATTTTATTACATGCCGCGTAGACGGTAAATTAAGAGAAGCACCTTTCGCAATCTATGTTGAAGGTCCTTCTGGTGTCGGAAAGTCTTCAGTTGCAGCCATTTTGATGAGAGTTGTTCTTTTATCCAATGGTTTTGATGCTTCTGATGAACGTTTAGTTACCGTTAATGAATCTGATAAGTATATGTCAACTTATCGTTCTTATATTAATGGAATTTTCGTTGATGATTTAGGTAATACACGAGCAGAATTTGTTGATAAATCTCCTGTTTCTAAAGTTATTGAACTCATTAACAACGTTGCTGCATATGCTAATATGGCTGAAGCTGAACTTAAAGGAAAAGTTTCTCTTGAGCCACGTTGTGTTATATGTACTTCCAATTTAAAAATTAGTGTTATTGCTCGTCAATTTTCTAATTTTTCTTATTCTATTTGCAGACGTTTTCCTGTACAAGTATTTGTTACTGTGAAGAAAGAGTTTGCTATGTCTGATGGTAGACTTGATTCTGATAAAGTTCACAAATTTTATCCTAATGGTACTCCAGCAGTTCCTGATTTGTGGAATATCAAAGTGTCAAAACCATTTTTTGATGAAGCTAATGGTAATACTCGAGAAATTGGAGATATGAATTTACACCAAGCTATCAGATACATTACAAAAATGTCTCGTGAACATTTTCACAATCAGACTAATGTAGTAGAATTCGCTTCTAATTTAGATTCAAAATTGGATTATTGCGATGATTGTCATTTACCAGGATGTATGTGTAAATGTGAAGTACCTGATTTGTTCATACCTAAATTGGATAATCAAATGTTTGAAACACAAACACAATATATTCGAGATACTATTTCGGAATTGAATTTTTATGAATCCAAATGGATTTCGTGGACTAATTATATTCCTGACGGTTGTTTCGATTCTCCTAGATGGCAAGCATTTCTCGTTTTCTTAAATAGATACAGACTATTACATGATATTAGACCTAGTAAAAACGCATGGATTTTTTCCGTAATGTGTGGTTTTATTACTCTATTATGGAGTTTTGTATTGTCTTTTATGTTGATTACTGGTTCTACTTTTTTCTTTGTACGCAAATTGTACCAAAGAAAAAATGAACTTATTTTAAGATTGCGTGATCTTAATGGCACAATGCCTATTGTTTTCAAACGTATTCGCGATAACCATGTTAATACTATTGCAGCTAGCGGTACTATATTAGGAATTATTTATTTAATGGTTCGTGCTTATAGAAGTGCTAAATTATTGACTTCACAAGGAGTTTTATCACCTACATCTATGGATGAAATTAATGCTCGCGATAAAGAAGAAGATCAATGGGCTGAAGTCCATATTGAACCTTTAGCTACTACTGAAATTTCGTCTCGATGCACTCATGATGAATTAAAGAGCAATGTTTTTACTAATTTATTTTATATGGAATTAACTGATAGCAAATCTACAAGATATGCGGATGCGTTTTTTCCTAAATCTAATTTAGCCATTATTCCGGCTCACATGTGGACTGAGGATGAAATTATTGCAAAGTTTTACCGTAGAGGAGGTGAAACTAATGGCGCTTATTTTAAATCATGTTTAAGTAAGCGTTTTGCTGTTAAAATCCCCGATACCGATTTATACCTTGCATGGGTTTCTAATTCATGCAGTGTTAAAGATTTAAGTCAATATTTTGCTATAGGTGATTATCGCAAAGTACCTGCTACTATGATCTATAAATCGAAATCAGGTTTGAGACAAGATTTCAAAGCTATTGTTACGCCAGGTATGGTGCGTACTTTAGCAGGCACATTCAAAGGGTTTAATTATACTTTGAATGAAGAAACCTTTGATGGAATGTGCATGGGAACACTAGTGAGTGATTCCATTTACAAGCAAATTATTGGTTTTCATCTTGGTGGAAAAGGTAAAATAGGAGGAGCTGCCTCTTTTACTATCGGCATGTTAGAAGCTGCAGAAATTAAACTTAGATCAATAGAAGGTATTTTATTATCTAAGAGTTCAGGTACTATTTTAACAGAACAATTTGGTGTTAATTTCTTTCAAGGAAGTGAAATTAACTCTAAAAGTCCTGTTCATTTTTTGCCTAAAGGAAACAATTTACAGATTTTTGGATCTGTAGATGGTCGTAGTATCATGCAGACGACCGTAGTTCCTACAAAAATTTCGCCTTTTGTTGAAGAAGTAACAGGTGTTCCTCAACAATGGGGAGGTCCGCAATTTGGACCCCATAGGTGGAAACCTTGGCAAACATCTCTTCAACATTCCAGTTGTCCTTCTATTGGTATGAGAGGAGATTTATTGCAAAAAGCGGTTATTGATTATAAAAAACCGCTTATTCAAATGATTACCAATAATCTTGAGTTGGCTGATCAAATTTGTCCTTTGACTAAAATGCAAACTATCTGTGGTATAGATGGTAAGCGTTTTATTGATAAGATGAAACCCACAACTTCAGTTGGTTATCCTTTATCAGGACCTAAATCAGCTTATATGACGTTGTTGGATCCTGCAGAATTTACGGATTTTGCTTGCCCAATTGAGTTAGCTGATCAATTTTGGATTGAATCTGAAAGAATGTCAGCTGAATATTTAGCTGGAAGACGCTGTTATCCAGTTTTTAAAGCAGCTTTGAAAGATGAACCTACTCCCCTCGATAAGGAAAAGGTTCGAGTTTTTCAAGCTGCACCTATGGCTTTACAAATATTAGTAAGAAAATATTTTTTGCCACTAGCTCGGATTATTTCGATTGTACCTTTAGTTTCTGAGTGTGCAGTCGGAGTTAATACTTCAGGTCCAGAATGGAATGAACTATGTGTGCATGTGAAGCAACATGGTTCAAATCGTATTTTGGCTGGAGATTACAGTAAATACGATCTTAGGATGGCTAGTCAATTAATTTCTGCTGCATTCAGAATTTTGATTGATATGGGCAAAGCTTCTAATAATTATACTGATGATGATATCAGTATTATGGAAGGTATTGCTACAGATATTAGTCAACCTATGATGGCTTATAATGGAGATTACGTTCTACATACAGGTTCTAATCCATCAGGTCAAAATTTGACAGTTTATATTAATTCTATTGTTAATTCACTTTTATTTAGATGCGCATATTTTTCCATATATAAG